TCAAGACCCGGCAGGCATTCCAGCGAGTGAAGGCGTATGCCAACAAGCAGAAAGAACCACTCCCTGCCGGGGGAGGCAGGAACACGGCAGGGGCCAGCGCTGGCTCCGGATACTCGCCAGTAACGATTGGAGGTAATAGCTTCAATGCTGGGACTAATATGCTTAACGAAATCGTGGGCAGGTTCCCGGATAACGAGATCGTAGGCGGTGAAGTTGTAGGCCAACTTCTTAACGCAGCCGGCAGCCTGGTCAATCTTGGCATTGCGGATCAGTACACGCGAAATACGCTGGGAGCACTTGGTCAATACAACGCTGGCGAGGATATCCGTAAAACAGGGCAAACCAAGGACCTGATGAGCACGGAGGCCGCATTAACTGGCAACCTCTACAGAGTCCAGGGAGAAGAGGCGCGCAAGGGGTATGTCACTCAAGGCGAGCAAGAGCGCCTGAATATCGGAGCGACTGGTCGAGAACAGCGTCTTGGCTATCAGGAGCAGGGTGCACAAGAACGACTCAACATCGCAGCGACTGGTCGAGAGCAGCGTCTTGGCTACCAGGAGCAGGGGACACAAGAACGCCAGACATTGCAGCAGAAGACGACCGAAGAGCGGAAACTGCGTGCCGATGCTCGAGGCGCGATACGTTCTCAGGGTGCACGCTTCTATGCCTGATGCCTGTAAGTAGTGAAGGGCCAGTTGCAAGGTTCCTGGCGGCGCTAGACGACGATCGCCGGGAAGGCTTTCTGAATTACGCGGAGAACACCTACTCCATTTACGAAATCTGGCTGTACGCGACGGTCCTCGGCTATGACGATGGCTTCACGGCATTAGAGCGCTGGATCAATAAGCACTACCGGAAGCTGAACAGACGGGAGCTCTTGCTGGGCGAGGTCTGCAAGCTGGAGGCCGATGTTGACTTCCTGAGGCAGCAGGTAGCAGCCGACCTGGTAAAACCCGATGCGGCGGCCACCAAGATTGCGCATCTGTCGAAGGAGCTGCGCGGCCATATTTCAGAGATCGACCGCATGACCAAAGCCACTGACCGGAGGGGCCTGATCCTGGCGGGGGCGGACGCTGTCATGCGCTCGCTCCGGCAGATCTTCAAGGGCAACGATGAAGTAACCGCAGCCCTGGACCTAGCTTTTGAGTCGGTGTGGGCTCAACTGGATAGCGAGAAGTAGGGAAAAATTCCGGCGGCGTCAGTCCTCCCGCGCATGAAATAGTGAAAAACGTGTAGGCTGAGTCCATGGCAGGCGTATCGATTGCCATGGCGCGCAGACGAAGCGCGCTTAAGGCTGCTCAGAGTATCAAGGCAGAACCGGAGGTTACGGTTGAGGAGGTTGTCCCTGCCTACGTTCTGAAGGCGCGCGAGAACTTCGGCTACTTCTGTGAGCTGATGGGCAAGCCCCCTGCGCGGCACATGAAGGAATGGCATCGCGCCTTCCTCACGGGCCAGAGCAATGAGCACCTGCTCGATATTGCCGGTCCTAATACCTGCCTGCTCAGCCCGCGGGGTTCGGCCAAGAGCACGGTCCTCGGACTACTGCTTGGCTGGCTGATCGGCCGGCACACCCTCGAGAAAAAGCTCTTGAGGATTCTCTACGTCTCCTACAACGTGGACGTTGCGAGAAACAAAAGTGCAGCGATCAAGAATCTGGTGCTCTCCAAGGAATACCAGGAAGTCTTCCCTTGCGTGAGGCTCTCCAAGGTCCGCACTTCAGACGAGCTGTGGAGCATCGATTGGGAGTACGCCGGCGTCGATGTCAGAGGCGAGGACGCATTCACGGTGGCCTGCGCTGGCTTGAAGGGCACGATCACCTCCAAGCGATCCAGCCTGATCGTGGTGGATGACGCCATCAAGAGTGCTGCTTCGATTGCCAATCCCGACATCCGGCGGGAGATGGAGGCGAACTGGACGAACGTGATTGTGCCGACGATGTTCCAGGGTGCGCGCGCCATTGCCCTGGGTACGCGATTCCATTTTGACGATCTGTTTGCAACGATCTTTACGGAAAAGAAAGGGTGGAAGGTCATCACCCAGTCGGCCCTGCGCTACGACGAAGACGGCAGGCCTAAGTCGTATTGGCCCGACATGTGGTCTACGAAGTACCTGCTGAAACTGCAGAATGATGACCGCATCGCCTTTTCGTATCAGTACCTGAACCAGCCGGTGCGATCGACGGAGCTGGGGATCAGCCCCGAGCTCTTTGTCAGAGGCGAGGTCCCGGACACCTATGACACGATCGGCGTAGGGATCGACCTCTCTGCTGGCATGAGCGAGAGGAACGACTGGACTGTCTTCACCCTGGCTGGTCGGCTGGAGGACAAGTGCTACATCATTGACTACCGGCGGATGCGCTCGATGGGAAACATCGAGAAGATCGAGGCGTTGTGCGAGCTCTTACTGGAATGGAACCTGCTGGCAACGAATGATCAAGGGCAGTATTTCCCAACGAGTTCAGCGGTGACGATCTGGCCCGAGGTCGTGGCGTACCAGAAGAGTTTTGAGGGGGATCTAAAGCGCGTCCTATTCAACGAATGGCAGTTGTACAACTTGAACGTCTCGCCGGTTAAGGGATTTCGAGGTGACAAGCTGGCTCGGCTGCGGGGGATCCTTGGCCTCTTCCAGGGTAAGAAGATCATTTTCAACAAGTACCGGGACTTCAGTTACATGATTGACGAGATCACAAACTTCGGTCACAGCCCCCATGACGACTGTGCTGACAGCCTGAATATCGTGGTTCAGGGGCTGATGCGACGGGGTGCTGCCCATATCGAATGGAACTAACATAGATCCATGAGCCAGCCCAAATCAGAGCGTTTTCGCCGCATCCTCGAGTCCGCAAGGAAGCGGGAGGGTTCTGCTGGCGTTGACACGATGGTGGTCAACTCGCATCTCTCTCAGATGCGGTTGTTCATGCTGCGGCAGGGTCTGGAGTTCTTCCCCGCGCAGGACACCTTCGGCTTCCGGAAAAGCTTCCTGGCGTCGTTGATCCAGGACAACGAGATTGACGCGCGACTCGAGGGGATCATTGATGACTTCCTGATTGACGGCAAAGGGCTTTGGTACTTCCGTCCCGTCAAGGACAGTTACCGCCTGATGTGGTTCAGCAAGGAGAACTACAAGGCCTACTACGACGCCGCTGGTGAACTTGAGGAGGTCGAGCTGATCTATAGCTTCACCGTGCGCGATGGACTCTCGGGCGTACCGGGCATCGCTGGTGAAGGCGGCTCTCTGCGGTACGTCAAGCTACAGGTCAGGCGCGAGACGATCAAGGAATCAATCACGACGGAGAAACCAAGCTTCGATGCGGGTGTCGCATCGCTGAACTATGCGCCCAATAGCACGCGGACACTGCGTAACAGTCTGGGCTTCATCCCTGCTGTCGAAGCCTTCAACAACATGCGCTCGACCGGGATGGATGCGAGTGGCGAGTTCGACTGGCTGTCAGATCACATCGTCACGCACGATGACCTGATTCGCAACATCCGATCCAATATCACCTTCTACGGGAACCCGACGCTGGTCTCCAGTAGGCCCAAGCAGGACTTGGTTGAGTCGGGTGATGGCGAAGAGATGCGCCCGACTATCAGTTCGCAGGCTGGTTTCTACGCGGCGAATCGACCATCGACGCGTGTGAGCAGTCCGTTGGGTTCAGGCGGCGGCGGCGGGGTCAAGGTGCCGCGGATCATTGCGAATATCGAGGCGACCGATCGCGTGGCGTATATCACCCCGGACGCGGTCTCTGGGGATCAGAACCTCTACGCGCGGCAGTACCGCGAAGAGCTGCGTAACGCGCTGGGTGGCGTTGATGAGCTTGGGATTAGCTCAGGTGCAACGGCCTATGAGATCAAATCGCTCTACGGCCGCGCGGCGACAACGGCAGCACGTAAATGTCGTGGTTTGCTGACATACGGTCTGTGCAAGTTGTTGGCGCTGGTGATCTTCCACGAAGAGAGGATCTTCCGCGATTCATTCTCCGCCGCTATTGGGTTGGAGTCCCCGCCGATCCCCATACGCGAAGAGTTCCAGAACAACGAAGAGTTCCAGGAAGCGCTTGCTGCGTATCAGGGCTTGTACCAGGAATACGAAGCAGCGCTTGAGGCCCAGATTGCCGAGGCGGTGCAGGCAAGGCAGCTCCCTGATGGCGTTGTTGGGCTCATTCCCGACGGCGACCGCAAGATTGAATGGCGCTGGAAAGGCCCCGTCTTCGAGGACAGCACAGAAGATATACTGAACTCAAGCATTGTTGTACGCAACCTGCAGGAGCTCGGTGTTAACAGCATCGAAGCCCTGCGGTACCTCTTCCCGGATAAAACCGATGAAGAGCGCAGTGCAATGCTTAGTGGCTACCCATTCCGGATGGCGCAGGCCACTCAGCAAAGTATTGGCACTTTCCTGTCGCTGATTCAAAACATGCGACAGATCCCGCATCCGCAGGCACCGGATTTACCCCTGCTGGCGGACCCCAAGCTCGATCTGACGCCATACGTCTATCGAGCCTTGGAATTCCTCAAGCGAGAACTTACCTATGCAGGACAATACAACGATGGCGACGGCAGTGGCGACCCCGCAGCCCTCGATCCCATCCAGCGTGGCCGCTCCGAGCGTGGCCTCCCCGTCGACGATTCAGACGGCACCCGTTTCGTACCCGACGCCCCAGGCTCCGGCTTATACCCCGGAAGCACCGGTATCGGCACCCCAGGCCAATCCCTGGCAGGCGGCGTATCAGGGGCTCCTCGCCAGCTTGAGCGCGACGCCGCAATCCCAGCCCCAGGCGTACTCCTCGGTAGCGACCCAACAGGTGGCCCCTACCCCGGTGGCCTATCAGCAGGCACCAACCAGCTACCAGGCGGCTCCGTCCGTCTCGGCGCCGCTGACCTCAGCGTTCCCACAAACGCAGGCCTATTCCCAGGCGACACAGGTACAGGCACCGAGCTACAGCAGCGAGCAGAGCGCACCCGCGAGCGACGAGTATCTGCAAAACGTCAGCAGCGAAAGTCTTGAGGTTCTGCAGCACTTCGGTGCTGAGGCCCCTGCACTGCTGAACCGTTACGCCTGCGTTGTGGAAGACGCACTGCTGGCCCAGGCTCGTCAGACGGCTGAGGCTCTGCAGGGTCTGCAAACCGTGCAAGAGCAGCTGAAGAACTCGCACACCGTGATTGAAGCAGCCGCGGAAGACAACGCTGCTTATCACACCCTGATGACCAATCCCGACATGCTCGCGGATTACGTCAACGAGTTCTTTGGTCCCGAGGGTCCGTATCCCACTGAGCTGCCCCAAGATCGCCTGGCTGCCGAAGTGGAAGCCAATGAGCGTCGGTTCGCCCCCGCTCCCGCGACTTATCAGCGTCCTCAGCTGGACATGCCCGCCCCTGACGTGCAGGCCGGTAATGGTGGCGACGACTTCTGGGCAACCTTCTCTGCCCTGAGCGAGCGCAATCCCGCCGCCGCATGGCAGATGCTGAGCCAGGCTTCTCCTGAGGCACTGCGCAGCAAGGTGCTGGTTTCGGAAGGCTGATCGGAGGACGTCATGACAATGATGCCTCCCCGCACAAAGGTTGACGAACTGAATGGGGGTCTCGCATTTCGCGGTACCCCTCCATACGAGAACCAAGAGGCGGCCGGTCTCGTCGATCCTCGCAAGGAGCAACTGAAAACCGCGTTGGCTCAAACCGGGCAGGGTGTTGAGAGGAACGCGGCTCTGGCGGCGCAAAAGCTGGCCGACGCCAAGCTGCGTGTCCAGGGCTTAATGCTCGCGGAAAATCCTGATGCACTAAAAGGGCTGGGTGAGATTGCCGCTAATCCAGACATCCCCAATAATACGGGATACGGTCGGGGCTGAGGATCGCCCTGGTTAGATTAGGGCTACTGCGTAAAACGTGAATG